TGACTACAAATATTGAAAAAGGAACAAAATATGAAATTTTTATTAGAGATTTTTTGAAAACAGATGATACAAATAATATTGCATGGTTATGGAAGGATATTCCAGAATTACATTTGCGAAAAATAAATATATTAGGAAACTGGAATGAATTTAGATTATTTAGAAAACAAATTAAAGAAACAGAGAAAAAAGAAAATATTTTGATTGATACTGGATGTGATATATTATTAAAAAATAATGATAAATATACTATTATTCAATGTAAAAATTATACTAATAATAATATTACAATTGAATGTTTAGCTGGATTTTACATGACTCTTTGTCATTATGATTTAGATGGAATAGTATATTATACTTCAAAATTATCAAATAATATAATTATTCAAAAACCAACTAATAAGATTCAATATATTAAGAAAAATTTTAATAATATCATATTAAATGATATTCAAAAAGAAAGTTATTCAAATTTAATTGATAAACCTTATGATTATCAAGTAATTGCATTTCAAAATATTAAAAAAGAATTTGAAAATAAAAATAGAGCAATTTTACAATTACCATGTGGACTTGGAAAAACTTTAATTTCAATGATTGTTGGATTAGATTATGACCAAGTTATTATCTTATCTCCATTAAAACAATATTGTGCTCAAAATTTGGAAAGATTCAAATCAGAATTAAAATATAAAGATTATCAAGAATTAATAATTGATTCAGAAAATTGTAGAGATTTAGATTATTTAACAAAATTTATTAAAAATAATAAAAAAATATTTTTAAGTATTTGCTATAAATCTTGTGATATTCTTTATGAAATTTTAGATAAACTTAATAACTATGTTATTATTATTGATGAATTTCATAATATTTCTAAAAATGATTTAATCGGAATAAAAGATAATAAAATATATGAAGTTTTAATGTCAAAATCTAAAATTTTATTTATGTCAGCAACTCCAAGATTCTTTGATTTATATGAAGATGAGGAAGAAGCAGAAATTGAAGATACAAAAGATACTTTATCAACAGAAATTTTTGGAAATATAGTTTATACATACAATATGGGTGACGCAATTAAAAATAAATTAATTTGTGACTATGAAGTTTATGTTCCGGATATTACAATTGATAATCAACAATATATTGATAATATTCAAAATGAAGTTGATGTTTCAAAATATGATAATGATAATCTTATTAAATCTAATTTTATTATTAGAGGAATGTTAGAAACTGGATCAAGAAAAACTATTATTTATGCAAATACACAGAAAAATGCATTTGAATTTAGAGAAATTCTATTAGAATTGTCTAAATATTTTGCAGTAGAAATATATGCAGAAACTATTTTGTCAATGGATAAAAGCAGTGAAAGAAACCAAAAAATTGAAAATTTTAAAAATTTCAAAGGATTAGCATTTTTAATTAGTGTTGAAATCTTAAATGAATGTTTTGATATGAAAGAATGTGATTCTGTTTATTTTACCTATAAATTTTTATCATTAATATTAATTACACAAAGATTTTCTAGACCAAATAGAATTGATTCAAATAATATTCATAAAGTTTCTAAAATTTTTATTTGGAATAATGAATATGATGATATGACTGAAATAATTGCAAATATGAAAGAATTTGATAATTCTTTTAATGTTGAGAAAATTAAAATTTTAAGTTTAAATAATGATGATTATCAAGTATTAGAAAGAAATAGTAATTTTAAAAAATATGAAGTTTTAGATAATTTTATTATGAATGTTAAAAAAGTAATTACTTGGGAAGAAAAATTTGAGAGATTAGTTAATTATATTAATATAAATAAAAAAAATGCATCAGTTGCAGATGAAAATATTCAAGTACAACAAATGTATGGATGGTTTAAAAATCAGAAAAAAAATTATGAAAAGAAAGTTAAGTTAATGAAAAATCAAAAATATTATGATATTTGGACAAAATTCATAAAAGATTATCCTGAGGTTTTTCGTACAAATGACCAAAAATGGTTAGATAAATTAGATATTGTTAAAACTTTTATGGATACTCATAAAGATTCTCCATCTCGTTATTCAAAAGATGAAAATGAAAAAAGTTTAGGAGCATGGATTGCATCTCAAAAAGAAAATGTAAAAAATGAAGTAAAAATGTTTTCTTGTAAAATAGTAAATAAAATAAAAGTATATAATCATATTATAGTAGTTAATGCTTGGAATCAATTTAATATTGACTATAAACAATATTTATTAAATAATAATGAGACTTGGTATTCTAATTTCAATAAATTAAAGGAATATATTATTAATAATAATAAAAGACCATCCTGTCATTCAACTAATAAAAACATTGAATCATTATCATCTTTTATTGCAACTCAAAGAAAAAATTATGAAAATAAAACTCAAATTATGGGAACTGATCCAGAAATTTATGCTTTATGGACTCAATTTGAATTAGAGTATGTTAATATATTAAAAACTACTGAAGAAATTTGGTATGATAATTTGAATTTAGTAAAAACTTTTCTTGATCAAAAAAAGAAAAGACCATCAAAAAGTTCAAAAAATATTGATGAAAAAAGAATTGGCGAATGGTTAGTAAAACAAACTGCAAAATTTAATAATAATAAAATGAATAATGCAGAAATTCATAAAGATTTTCAGAAATTTACTATTTTATACGGAAATATTCTATAAATAATATTTTTATAAATTTAACTAATATAAAGTTAATTTATTAATAATTAATTACAATAAATATGTTTTTACAAAAAAGATTTATAAGTTATTCAAAAAATTTTAATTATTTTAAATTTAATAATGAAATTATATTTAAAAAAGAAAAAAACATAGAAAGATATAAATATGATAATAATATTATTTATTCTATAAATGATCTTGCTAATTTAACATTTGTAAGTTTAGATAATATAGAAGAAAAAAAAGATTTAACTAAATTAAATGCATATTTGAATTATTATAAAAAATATGATAATTATATTTTTATAAATAATCAAAACTTATTAGTACTTTTTGATAATATCCATATTTTTAAAAAATCAAAAAGTTTAGTATTAGATAATATTGATATAAAATATTATGACTTATTTAATAATATTTTAGAAAAAAATATAAAAATATCCAGTATTACAATAGATAAAAAACAAACTAGTTTAGTTAACAAATTAAAAAATATAATTCAAGATATTAGTAATATAAATTTTCTAAATATTTTAAGTCCTATTAAAATCAAAAACAATAATTTTTATAAAATAAATTATTTTTGTGATATTACACCTAATTTATGTAATAACATTATTAAATATAAGCATAATTGGAAATATTACATTTATGATATAAGTGAAGAAAATTTATATATATTATGTAAATTTTTATATAATATAAAATATTTACAATATAATGATGAAAAATACAACTTTAAGAAATACAATTTTATAATTTATTTAAAAAAATTTGATCATGTAAAATTTGCAAAATATTTAAAATTTTTAGAGGTAATAAATTAATAAGTAAATTTTATAAAATAATAGTAATTATGGTAATGTAAATAAATTTATTTTTTTAGATAAAAATAAGTATTATATAATAAATATAATATGAATATTTATTATTTTTTACAATATTTATTAATAATTGGTAATACATGTGGATTTATTATTAACGCATCGAATAAGATAAATAAAAACTCATTTCAAATAAATAATATTGATAAAAAATCAATAATTTATGATGATATTAAAAAAATGTCAATATTATCAAAATTAATTTATAAATATGATTTTATAAATGAAATAAATGATAATAAACAAAATTATAATATTAATTTAGATAATGATCTCCAAATAGATATACTAAAAAAAAATAATATACACTTTAATTTAATACAAAGTTTAACATCATTAGATAATAAACATTTTTTTAAAGAAAATGATAATTATTATAGTTTATTTAATAAATATTTTAAAAATACTGAAATATATGGATATTTTTTTAATAAAAATAGATTACATTCACTTATTTTATTAAATCATGAATCAAGCGAAATTATTGTAATATTTAGAGGATCTCAATATTTGGAAGAATGGATAGAAAATTTAAAAATATATGAAACTGAAATATTATTTAATAAAAAATACAAAATACATAATGGAATATATAATATGTATAAAAATAACGATGAAAATATGATATATATTTTAAAAAATATTTTTAATCAGTATCCTAAATATCGAAAAATTTTAACAGGGCATAGTAGAGGATCAACGTTTTCAATATTATTAGCATTTGAATTATTAACAACATTAAATGTACAATATGATTATAATATTTATACATTCGGTAGCCCCCCTATTTTTAATGAAGAATTATCAAAAAAATTACATAATAATAATAATTTAAATATATATAATATCATCAATGAATCTGATATTATTGCTAGATTACCATATTTTAATAAATATCAAGTTGGTAATGAAATAGAAATAAATAATAATGATATTACATTGAAAAATAATAATTTTCCATATAAGGTAGAAAATAAAGTTAATTTTAATAATATTTTTTTATCAATTAATAATCATAATTTGAATGATTATATTGATAAAATTTTTAATTACAAACTTTAAATTATTCGACATTTTCTATATTTATTGTATCTTCTGCATCTTCTGTATCTTCTGCATTTTGAATTATATATTCGTTCAGTTGTTCACTAAAAAAATCATTTGCAATTTTTTCTAATAAATCATCTAATGATTGATCTTTGTTTTCATTAACTAAATTTTCAATACATTTTGTATGTATTATATTACTAGTTGAAGTAATTATATAATTATTATTTTCTATTTTTTCTTTACATTTCATACAAAAAAGATTACACTTTTTAATATCGTCTTCATCATCTTCGTCGTCTTCGTCGTCATAGTCTTCATCATCTTCGTTGTCTTCATCATCTTCGTCATCTTCATCGTCTTCGTCGTCTTCATCATCTTCATCGTCTTCATCATTTTGATCATCTTCTTCTTCATCGTCATCTTCTTCTTCATCGTCATCTTCTTCTTCATCGTCTTCATCTTCGTCATCTTCTTCTTCAAATTTTTTTTTTAAAATAGCATTATCTAAAGTTTCTGATAATTGAGGATGTATATTTTTAATAAATTTTTCAAAAAGTGAAAATAAATTATTTTCCATTTTTTCTTGTTCCATTTTATAATATAATATATATTTTTATTTATAATTTTTATACTTAATATTATTATAAAATTTTTTTATAATAATACTTTAATTATTTACAATATAATTAATCACCATTATGTTGTAAATAAAAAGTATCAGTCCATGTAATAAAATCTAAATCTTTTCTTAAATTTTCAGTTTTTATACCATTGTAATTACTATTCCATATTTTAAAAATACAATTATTTATCTTAGGACTTATAGATATTCCATTAATTATTTCTTCATAATCATCATTTGTAGTAATATTATCTACACATAAATAATATACTATTTTTTCCCAAAAATCAAAAGATTCTTTTTTAGTAACTCTTAGTGACCAATATCCACCATTAATATTTTTTTCATCTTCAAAAATTGGTAATATGCCATCTTTCATTAAAAAAAACATTCCTGATGTAATATTTTCGATTTCCTTTAATATATATAATACATCATGATAAGTTTTAATTTCAATAACTTTTGAATAACTCTCTAAACTCCAATTATTATCATTTACTTTATGAAACCATAGTACCCATACATGTTTTAAATTAAAATTTTTAATATCCATTAAATATAATATTTAATATAAATATTATTTTAATATCATTTAATTTAATATTATTTAATTATAAAATTAAAATATTTTTGATTTCTTCTAATTTATCTAAAGGACAGTATTTTAATTCTTTTTTCTTTTTTTCAACTTTTAATAGACTAATGTCTTTTCTACATAATATACATATAGACGTCTCATATGTTGAAAATTTTAACCATTCATTATAACATTCTTTATGAAAAGCATGTTTGCATTTAAAATATATAATTTCTTTAGAATTTATTATTTTTTCAGTACATATAAAACATCCATCTTCAATAATATTATTATTTATAGGTTCATGACTTTTACAACAAAATAAACTATTATTACTTGTTAAACTTCTACATCTCTTGTTATTTTTATTAAATGCAGGACATCTATTCATTTTAAAATATATATATATATCAATATAATAATATTGATATTACTTTAAGTATGTTAAAATTTAGATAATTTTATTAATAATTAAAAAATGACAGTGTAAATTAATTATATTTATTTTTATATTAAATTATTACAAATACATAAAGACCATTTACGATGAACCCTGCAACTGAAAAATACTGTACTATTTGTGTTGGTACATTTAAAAGCGGAAGGCGCAGATGCGACTATTCTAATCAAGAATACATTTGCTATGAAAACTTAGCTGACATTTTTGACAGTCCTAAAACAATGTCACTCCATTATGGAGTAACATCGTGTGGTGTCACTACCCAAAGTTGGACTGATAATCAACACATAATTAATACTGAGTACCACAAAAAAGCTTGGGATTGTGACAAATGCTTCCCAAAGAAGGATTCCGATCAAGAAGTTCATCCAGAAACAAATGCATAAAAATATTATGTGTTTTATAAAAAAATATCTTAAAATAAATTAAATT